TCATTGCTAGACCGTAAAAGACCAAGAACGAAATCAGCATCATTCATCCCATCAAGTGACTTAATGAATGAGCCTAGTTTCTCAGCCTTCACAGGCAATGCACCGAATTCAGCTTTTGCGATGGCGACACATTCAGAGAGCCGCTTTTCGTCTTCGGCTTTCTTGATCTTGGCTTCAAGCTCTTCGGCTTTTGTGATTGCTGATTTGTTAGATTTCCAAAGTTGCTCGACCATCGAGCGCATATTCTTAGGCAAGGCAGCAAGGCGCTTTTGCATTTCCTCTTCATCCTCTTCTTCATCCTCTTGCTTTTCTGCCTCTTCCTCTTCATCAGCTTCGGGGGTCTCACCTTCGGGGGCGGCTTCCTCTGCTACTTCGGGCTTCTCTTCTTCTTCTTCTTCTTCTTGCTTGGAAAAGCCACCGAGGGCCATAAGGTCTTTTAGAAGATTCGCTGGAACCTCTTCTTGAAAAGCGCTTAGGATTTGAACAGCGCTCTTGATTCCTTCAACCGCTTGCTCGCTCAGTTCTGCCTTCTTTAGCCGCTCAATGATGGCCTCACCCTTTTCAAAGGGGGCCGCCAGAATTGCTTCAATCACATCCATTTCTTTTTTCTCCGATTTTTTGATTGCAAAAGTGCGCTTGTTCGCGCCTTTATCAACGAGACTAACCTCAACGGTTTCAAGTTCTCGCAGTTCAGTTTTTTTCGACATTCTCAGCCTCTATGAATTCCACTTGGGGAGCATCACTAGCAGCTAGCTCGCTCCTCTTGCCAAAGCCGCCGATTGAATACGCATTCAACTCGCCGCTTTTGACTGCCGCCCATTCTTCTTTTCCTAGTCGCGTGCCAAGAATCCAGGTTCCCGAATGCACAACATCAGAGCCGAAGGCGGCTTTGTTCGCTTTGTGGGGCTTGCCAGCCATCGCGGCCTTGTAATCTTCCTTGGATGGGTAAGGCACAAGCCATGACTCAACCGGGACCGCGTTTGCCATTTCCGAATGCTGTAGACCCACGATACGGCTTTTCGCCATCCAACCATGAGCGGTTTTTTCCACTTCGGCAGGAGGTATCAAATCCCCGTGGGCGTCTACTTTATAAGGATCAAGCACCACACCATAAACGATGCGCTTCTCATCATCGGCTTTTGCAATCTCAACCGTGAGTGCCCCATTGGACTCGGGGCGCTTATCCGCATCTTGACATTGTAAAGGGGGTTTAGTCAATAAGTTCCTAATGGCCTTAGCCTTCCGCGCTACCTCGCCACTGTCGCCGAGCTTTCTAATCGCTGTCGGATGGGGCATTGATACCGTTGCGCGGTCACCTAAACCCGCTTTAGCTCCCTTGCCTAAAGCAACTAGGGTTGTATTCCCTACTGACTGAGGCAGCTCATCAAGGGTGAACACGCCCACATCACTCCTAGAGAGGTCCAGAGCTTTAAGATAAACATCGTTAAACGTAACACCATCGGCACCGACCAAGAGTTTCCCTCTTGCGGCCTCTAGCTCGTTAGACTCAGAAACAACGAAAACAACTTCTAGCCCGTCGATGCTCTTCGCTTTGGATTGTTCAGGGGCCTTCTTTACTAGCCCCCCTTTTCCTCCTGCGTAACCTCTAGCGGCTTGGTGAATCATGGCCCAAGCCCACCCAGGGAGTTGCTGTTTTGCAAGCGTTAGCGCTTGCTCCAAATAATCACGGCTTTTCTCTTTAGACATTTTGAGCCTCTCCCTCTTCTTCTAGCGGCAACTCTGCCTCGTCTTGAAATTCTTCTGATTCTCTACCAGTTGAAACGTCGGGCATGGGCATATTCCCAAAATCCCGAACCCATTTCTCAAGCTCATCGTCCGGTGTAAGAACCCCAGCTGAAGAAAGAGTGCCAATAGCCCCCGCCAATTCATTCAAATCAGGGGTTTCGATATCCTCGAAAGCTAGCCTTGGGAAATATTCAGGGGGTACGCCGTTGTATTTAAGCAGCTTAGGTATTGCGAATTGGGTGAACACTTCAGAGATTTGTTGCAAATAACTGCCAATTGCTTGGCTGAAAAGGTGCGTTTTATTACTACTAAGGGAAAAGCTCCCAACGCTATCCATCCCCAGAAGAACAAACTCCCCGAGAACGCTCATGGCGATTCTTGATTCGTAGCGTTTGACAATCTCGTTCACGTCAATAGGGCGCCTTCCGCCGCTTGCTAGAAGTGAGAACTTGAAGCCGCTCGGGTTCCCGTCAACATCAGTCTCAGCGGGGAATACTACGCCCTCGAATTCGTTTCGTTTAACCTTTCGGACCATTTCAAAGATATTGGCTAGAGATGCTTTTTGTGCAGAGCTAGCGCTTGGACTTAACATCTCAAGAGGGACGTGAGCGACTGGCAAGCCTGCTAAATCACGCTCGATCCCGATGGCCTCGATCTCCTGAATTCGCTTAAGGTAGAACCACGAGCGATAAGCATTTCTAAGAATGCTCCGGCCTTCGGGGTTTGCCTTGTGCGTTTCGGTTCTGAATAATAGCGCTTTCTCAATCGGAATATATCTCAGTCGATAATCTGGCGGGGGTTGTTGCCACATGCCAGCCGGGGAGCCGTCCTCGTCCAGCTCCCACTTGCAAAGGGTTTCCTGAGCCCGGATTGAAATCTTCCTCCAACCGATTTTACCGTCGTTATGCTTAGAGCGCTCTGAGCCATCTTTTGCGTCGGGTCCGCGTCTATACTTGTAGACACATTCAAAATAAGCCCAGCCAAATGTCAACATCGACAAGATTTCAGAAAGCAGGTCATGCCATGAGTGGGCCATGTCTTGACGACATTCCTCCACAAAATCAGCCGCCGCTTTATGTTCTGGGGTATCGCCGCTAGGTTCTATTCTCCACTCAGTTTGTCTAACAAGGGTCTTGATTGCATAAAGGATTGCACCGACAACCGGGTCGTTGTCGCGCATCTCCTGGAATGCCTTGATTGACTTCTCACCTTTGAGTTGTCTTAACCATTCCTCGTCAACCTTGCCCCCGTATTCCTTTAAGCCCGGTTTCCCAAGCGTGTCTAAAATTCCGAATTCTTCTAGCTCTTCATTCTCTGGCATAACTCGCCTTTCTTAAGTTTCCCCATTGGGGCCGCGTCTAGTTGCTACAACTCGACATCTGCAGTTTGCTATTTGATGTATTGGGCCAATTTTAGGGGAGGACATCGGGGTTCCATCGGGGAGAATAAACTTAGCATCAATCGGGACGGTGACGCCGTTCATTTTCCAGTGTTTCCGGTTTCCTGATTTCTTATCATCTATGACCGCAACCCATTTTTTCCATCTGATTCCCGCTGATTTCATACCCTCAACCCGACCTTGTGCCCTGGCATTCCCTATCTCTGTTCGAGCTATTAACTCAGCTCTCCCGTGAACAGTCCGCACCAAGCCCACACCGCCGGGAATTTCTTCTAGCCTTTCCCTTCCCTCTTGCTCTGGTTTAATGAAAAAATTCGTTCTGATTCTTCTGGCAACTTCGCCCATGCTCGGGGTTGGCTTTTCTCCGAGCCATTTAGACATCGCTCCCGATAACGACCTTTTAAACTCCCAAGAGATGCTCCGAGTTATCCCAGTGACAAGAATCTCTTTCTCGCGAATATAAGCCTCAACTCTTCTTTGCGGAATTCTAAAGGCCTTATTCTCTTCCTTGCCTGCGTCCTCCATTTGCCTTAGGCCGTGACGCTGCAGAATTGCTAGGAGCTGTCTTTGCTTATCAGTCAAAACTGCTTTGGTGATTCGATTCCTGACGCCCTTACCTCTTAAATCAGAGACTGCCTCTCTGATAAGCTCATCCCCGTAGGATGCCAACCAGCTAGAAATATCATTGGTAGCGGCCTTGGCTCTAGCGTCTTCTTTGCCTAAGAGTCTTCTCTCTCTTCTGCTTACTCGTCTTTTTCGTTGGGGCATTAAAAGAACACCTGAGGGGAATAGTTCTCACCTGGGTTTATAGTTATCTCCCGGCATGACTTTGAATCAAGTTCAGAGATTGCCCAAACCAAAGCATCCATACGGTCGGGTGAATCTGAATTGCTACCGGGGAGAAAATTACACATTTGATCTTCAAGGTCACTAAATACCCCAACATGATGAACCCGGCCTTGCTCATATCTTGCGGCGACCGGTTCCGACCTTGAAAATTTCCCGCGAGATGCATGAACGTTCTTGGTCGCGGCTTGGGGATTTATTCCGTTGATAATTGTTCGCCAAGTATCGCCGCCCTGATTTGCTTCAAAAACGATACGGTCTGCCATGTGCTCCTGGTAAGCCATTATTGCTTTCCGACACACCGCATCAGGAGAGCCCCTAAAAGAATAATCGGCAAGGACATAAAAATCCTTTGCAGCTCTTCCGACGACGACAACCCCGCTCTCATCGCTTGTTGCCTTGCTCGTGGTTGCCGGGTCCACTGCAACCACTATCCTATCAAGAGGAGGGTGGTCCTTAACTCTTGCAGCCTCTATTAAATTTCTCGTGAATAGAGCGCCGGGGATTTCATCCAGAAGCTCACCTTCTAGCTCTTGTCTTCCTAAGTGCGTGTCACCGTATCGGTCAAAAATAGTTTGGATAAATACCGGGGATAAATTGCTCTTATTTTCCATCGTCGAACCGGTGGTCGTGATGGTGGACTCTAGCTCGGCGAGGTCCCTAAGGAACCTCCTCGGCCTCGGTGTCGTTGTTACAATCACGCGGGGATGAATCCCAAGCCGGAGTCCGAAAAGGAGCATATCCCAGGCCTCGGTATATCTCCAAGAAGCGAGTTCATCACACCATGCAAAATCACATTGAGGCCCCCGGAGCTGGTCAGGTTGTTCACTTGAAAAGGTCGTAGCCGTTGCCCCGTTGGGCCAAGTCAACCGGCGCTTAGATGGTTCATATTCGGGGCGGAAGTCTGGAGGGGATACGGACAAGATTCCGCTCTCGCCCTCAACCATGACATCCCGAACATCAGAAGCCGCACGGGCCACAAGATGCACCCTCTTGGCTACTCCAGAACGCACCGCATCAATCACGCTCTCTGCACCTGTTCTAGTCTTGCCCCATCCTCGTCCAGTTTGAATCAACCAGCAATTCCAATCCCCCACCGGCAGAATTTGTTCAGGTCTTGCCTTAAAGCACCATTCATTTTCAAGCGCTTCTAGCTCATCGGGGGCCATCTCATTAACTATCTTCATCCTCTGCAATTCGTTTAGCCTGCACAGCCAGCTTGTCCAAGACTCGTTCTCTCGCATCCTTGACTTCAACTCTTGCATCTATGGTTGCCTCCACCTCTGCTTTAACCTTTGGGATAAACATGGCCCGACGCCGCTCTAGCTTCCATGCCGCCGCTTGCCACTGGCCACCCTGGGCCGCTTTCTCGATTATTGCCAACCACCTTTGAGTTGCTAAGCCTTCAGCTTCTTTTATGCGCTCCCGGAATTTCTGATAGACTGCCGCGTCCTTGCGGTCTGAATCAGCCCATTCCATCCATTTGTAGAAGGTCGTTTCCCCTATACCAGCACACCCACAAGCGTCTTTTTTGGGGCACCCTAGCTTGATTGCCTGGACAAAAGCGTCCTCGATTTCTTTGTTTAGCTTAACCTTTCGGCCTACTCTTTTCTTCGGACTCTTAGCCATTCACCAGCTCGGCAGTCTTCCCCGTGAAGTCTTCCCAACGCTTGATCACCACATCGCAATAGACCGGATCGATCTCCATCCCGTAACAGTCTCGATCCAGTTGCTCACACGCGATCAGGGTGGAGCCGCTACCCATGAACAGATCCGCAACCAACTGACCCGCGCCACTGCTATGGCTGATCGCATGGGCGGGAACATGAACGGGCTTTTGTGTTGGGTGTAAATCGTTCTTTGGATTAGGGGCCAAACCCCAAACGCTCAAGGCGTGACCTTCGGGCGGAAAATTAAAGGTGTGTTTCCCTCGGGTGGCATAACAGATCATTTCGGCGCACCATGTCCAATGCCTCTTAGTCAAGGAGGGCATCGGGTTAGGTTTCGACCAAACGCACCAACTAAAATGATCGGCCCATTGGTCCATCCACTCCCAAATGCTCCCCGCCAGATGGTGAGAGGTGCAAACATAAACAGAACAGTTTTCAGCCATAGCCAAGGCGAACGACTCCTCGACGCTTTGAAAACTAAAGTCCCGATCCCACTCACTCCTCATTAGCGCGGCGTGTGTCTCCCTCACCGAAGCGGCGACCCCCTTGTTTTTCTCCGCTATGTTATAAGGCGGATCAGTGAATACCAGATCGGCCCGTTGCCCGTTCATGAGCGCAGCCACATCCTCGGCCTTGGTCGCATCTCCGCACATAAGCCGGTGATCTCCCATCGCCCAGATCTGGCCAGGCTGGACCGTTGGATCCTCGGGTGCTTCGGGTACTTCGTCGGGGTCCGTTTGCCCCTCATTGATCCCGGTCGTGTCATCGACAAGCGCCGCAAGTTCATCAGAGCTAAACCCGGTCGAAGTCAAAAGCGCCTCATCTTCGATTTGAAGAGCCGAGAGAATTTCAGCAAGTGCGCCATCATCCCACTCGGCGAGGTCAGCCGTGCGGTTGTCTGCTATTGCATAGGCCGTCGCATCTGAACCCTCAAGCTCTGTTCTAACGACGTTGAGTGTTCTCCAGCCCAAAGCTTTGGCCGCTGCAAGTGTACCATTGCCAGCAACCACGATACCCTCTGAATTAATGACAATCGGCTTTTGCTGGCCAAACTTGGCAAGGCTCCCTTTGATAGCATCGAGGTTCTTATTGTCGTGCGTTCTTACGTTCGCCGGGTCAAAGATTAGTTTATCAATGTGTACAGATTCGATTTGCATATTGCCCCCAAAAGAAAAGGGGGCCTTAAGCCCCCCGTTCTAGTTTAACCGATATTAGAAAAAAACCAAGAGGCCATTAGAACAGGTCCTGAGCTGGTTCTCTTTGCTGCCGATAACCAGATGATTCTTCCTGCTTTGGCTTTTGACGGGATACGCATAAGCGGTGAGTAGGTTGTTTTGAGCCTTCTTCTCTCCGGTCATTCTTAAAGACCCAGTATTTCATAGCACCCGCCGAACCGCTCATGTAGCTAGTTCCTGGTTCATGCCAAAGCCCACAAACCTCGTGCGCTGAGTGTCTGGCTTTGGTGATTACTTCCTGAACTTCTGGAATTTGTAAAACATCCTCGACGGTCCATCCTTGAGGTAAACGTTTCATTTTAGTCTCTCCTTTAAGAGGTTGAATTGGTAAAGCCACTTTATCCCAGGTATGAGCCGCAACCAATAAATTTGACTAACATGGGGAAAAAGAACCCCGAAATGGGGACAATTAAACCCATGTGATTTTTGCGGGTGGATGTGTCTTCGCCAAGATGGGCCGGTTGGGCCGGAAAAAGAAACAAGGCAGGCTGGGTAGTTTGTAGTGTTTGTAGTGTTTGTAGTGTTTGTAGTGTTTGTAGTGTAATTTCCGGATTTCATTTATACTTTTTTTCTCGTATCTAAGCCCCCTAATATCATTACGCTTTTCCGTATTATATATTTTAACTCTTATGAATTAGTAAAATACACTACAAACACTACAAGAAATGAGTTTATCTAACAATATCAAATGGTTAGCTTGTAGCGGAAGGAATCGCTTACGCTACTTTTACACTACAAACACTACAAGATTTGTAGCGTTAGACACACCGCGTTAGAGCGTAAAAGTAGCGGAAGGAATCGCTTACGCTACAAAATAAAAGTTCTAATAAAGGGGGGGGGTTATTGTAAGAACCGACCCAATCGCCTCAACTGGCCAAAACGCATGGCCATTAATGGGGCAGATTGGTCCCATTTAAGGCCATGATCCACCGCCGGTTTCTCTCTGTTAGTGCTAGTTTCTTACCCCGTAAAATTTACCCATTTCATAACCAAAGGGTTAGTCATATTCTGCCCCCCCTTTAATGTTAAGCTGTCAAGTCAAAAGCCCACCCCCCTTTTGACTCGCTTGATATTATTAGGCTTTTCTCATGTGTACAAAAGTAGTCAAATTATTGACACCGAAAAGTTTACTTTAGTTCCCCAGCAATTTAAATTGAATCTGTGGACATAGGAGAGCGAAAAATTAATCGAAAATAAGTTAGAGGACCGCCGCTACCATTTGCGCACCCGCGCTCTCCCTTTGTCCACCCAAAGCGGTGGCGGTGGTTCTCTCTTTTCACTCGGGAGGGTAATGCGATGGGCCATGCGACGGGGCCAAGGTCGGGGAATTCAGAAAGAAAAATAAGAAACAACCTTCGGGGGCTCAACCACATCCCTGAAGATGATTGGGTTGAACACGAGCTACTCGACGACCCAGGATTCAATTGTCCCCCGCAATGGGGGCAGCTTGAGAAGGAAACCGGGCCAGCTCACCCAGTCCCAGCGCTTGGGGATTGGAGCAAAGATGGTGCTCTTCTTATTCAACTCAAAGCATTCTTCTCCGAATATATCAACGAGACCGATAATAGCGGCAATCCTTGCCGGATGGTCAAACACAACGATGAGGTTGACTTGTGGGGGGTTATCAAAGCCGGGTGGAAAAGACAGAACGGGGCTGAGCCAGTCATCACCGAGGGGCAGATGTGGCTCTACCAGAGGAATATTGGAATCTGGGCAAAAGCAGACACACCGGAGAGGCTTTATTTGTTCAGGCTCCTGCATGGCTTAAGCGCTGGCGATGGCTACCAAGATTTTGATGGCAAAACGATTATGATGAACAAGAGAAATCTCTTGGCCCTCGATTTCATGGCGATGCATGACCACGCAATTATCCATAAGAAAAGCCCTTTTGCTGATGAAGTCCCTGGAGTTGTGCTTCTTACAAATTTACAGCCTGAGAGAAACCCGGCTTATTCAGTCAAGCAAACCCTTATTCACATGCCCGACAAGGATGGCCACGTCCATTACATGGCTCCCGGTTTTGAAGAATTCAAACGCCACACGTATAACGAGCCGACGCCACGCCCCAAGCTCTCGGAAGTTGTTAATCTTAGATCTGAAAAAAACAACCCGGCGGCCTGGCACCATTACATGAAATCACTCTTTGCGGGGGATGAAGATGCAAAGGCAAAGGTGCAAACGATTGAAGAGCACTTGGGTGCCTCCCTATGCGGGCTTGCTACTAAATTTCAGCGCGTGGTGGTTCTAGAAGGCTCAGGGGCCAACGGGAAATCGCTCTTCATGGAAATAGCCCGCCGCCTATTTAATGCTGAAGATGTGACCGTGACGAGTCCCGACACTTGGGGCCGTTTTGGAACAGTTGACCTTATGGGGAAGAAAATCAATCTAGTCACTGAGCTAGATGAGGGTTCAGTCTTTAAAAGTGATACCTTCAAAAGTGCAGTTACTGGGGATTTAATACGCGGGGAGTACAAGGGAGGGGCAAGTTTCTCGTTCAGGCCGGTGGCCGGGCATATTCTATCATGCAACTCTTTACCACCAGCAGCGGACCAGTCCCCCGGATTTTATCGGAGATTCATCTTGGTAAAGTTTGGGCGGCGATGGAGCCACTCAGACCCCGGATATCGAGAAGCGGACCAAATCCTAGATTCTATTATGGAAGTAAGGCACGAGATAGTTCAGCGCCTTGTTTGGTCTTGTGCTGAGTTGATGAAGCGGGGGCAATATCCGAACCTTTCAAGTCACAATTCAGCAATGAAAGACTGGGCTCAGAATTCTGATTCAGTGACTGACTTTGCGAATTCATGCCTTAAGAAAGATGATGAAGGAGACTTTATTAAGGGAATCGAAAAGCAACCAGACTTACATGGGGCCTTTCTGGTGTTTACCAAGAACACCGGGAGGAAGGGCATGGGGAATCGAAATTTCTACAGAAGGCTTGCAGCGATTGAAGGGGTAGACAAAAGAGAAAAGCACTACAACGGGAGTGCCTGTTTTAATGTCAAGCTAAACTATCAGGCGGACTGGTTAGAGGGCTCAAAGGATATATAACCAAGGGAGGCAGCGGGGCCGTGATTAGCAGCCCCGCTGCCGTTTCAGCAACTCAACCAAAAGAAGGTGAAACAGGCATTAGCCGGAGGCACAATGACTAAGAAAAGACAGAGCATAGAATTTGATCGCGGTCAAGAAACCGAACAAATAGCACGATTCAGAAACGCATTGAGATTTGCAGGGCACGCACTCAACTGCGATGAAGGCTCCTATTGTCGGTGCGGTTTCGGGGAGTTAGAGAAGGCGCTAGCTCGAGCACAACGAGAAAACAAACCACCGACCGAGGATGCTTTTTATTTGTTTCGAGAATGCGCCGCAGAGATAACAGGGCACAGAGGGGAATCATGTGCTGACAGGCGGTGTAAGTGCGGCGCAAAAAAAGCACTGAGAAAGCTAAACATCAAGAGCCCTGACGCAGACCAATTCGTTTCGTACTGGTGCTCTCGGTGTTCAAGGGAGCACCATCAAGAGGACCTTGAATCATTCTGGAAAGAAAAAGACGCTTTAAACGTCCCTTTGGATTCAACCATTGAAGCGCTAAAAGAATCAAATAGAGAAAAGTGTAGGATGGGCAACTGCCCCACTAAAAACTGTGCTGGGCCTGTTAGACGGTCAATTTTATCATTAAAAAGAATGATTCCGGATGTCCCATTTTAGGAATATTGTCAGGGATGAATAATAATAAACAAACTCAACCAAAGGATTAAAACCATGAAATCATTATTTATCAGGTGCTCTTCTCTCAAAGGGGTTCTTAGCTGCCCCTCTTACGGGCTAACGGATAAACCCTGGAACCCCGAAAGCGTATATAGCCAACAAGGTTCGGCCGGACACCTGGGGGCTCAGTATTACATTGATCCTCTTCTCGGCATGGCGGGAGAGGTCCCTGATTTCCCAGAGGTCCAACTCAAGTACCCGCTAATTGATATTAAGGACCTCGAAATCTGCTTCTGGCTTTTTAAACGAATGTGGGACGAACACCTTGCGCCATTTATGGGGGAAAACATTAGTTGTGAGGTTAAGATGAAGGCTCGTCTTGGTGTTGTTGAAATAGACGGAGAAGAGACTGAGGTTTTTCTAACTGGCCACGCTGACATTATAGCCCAAACGGCCATGGATTTAATCGTCTATGATTGGAAGTTTGGAAGAGCCCTTGGCGCTTCTCACTTTTCACAAACTGCAGGTTATGCAGCTCTAGCGGTGACTGTGTACGGGTGGCCAGAGTCCGGAGTGGTAACCGCTGGTGAGGCCTACCCCCGCTTTGGGAAATGGAAAGACCACACTCAGAAAATCGATAAGGTTTATCTGGGACAGTTCAAAGAAACGGTTCTTGAGACTTTAAAGCATAGGGGCAAAGTAAGAAACCCATCACCCGACGGTTGCAAGTTTTGCTCAGCCCGGCTTGACTGCCCAGAATACCCGCGAATGTTTCAGGATAGTTTTATCGCTGTGAAGGGGATGGTAGACGGAGATTCTAGCGTTGTTGACCCTGAAGAACTGGCTCATCTTCATTCAGCGTTTAAAACCCTCGAATATGCTTGCAGCTCTTTCAAAAAGCTATTTGCAACAACCCTCGAAACAGCCAACGCTGTAGGGAAAGACAACGCAATAGAAGGTTTTTATCTTCAAGAGAAAACTAGGCGAAGTGTAGAGCCCCAAGCGGCATGGCCTCACCTTGCTAAAGTTCTTAATCAGGATGAAATTGCATCAGTTCTTTCTATGCCGCTAGCCAAGGTGAAAAGCGCGGTTATGAGCAAGACACCAGAAGGAATGAAGAAAAAAGAATTTTGGGCAGAGTTTGAGAAAGCCCTCTATGAATCAACCGCTATCATCGAAAGCTCTTCTTTGACCGTAGCAAAAAAATAAGAAAACTTTACACGCTCTGGGGTTGTATATACTTTGGAGTCACTAACTCAACCAAAGGATTTGAAATGATTAAAACCACAGAAGACATTCTAGGTGGCGGTATCGCCACAAAAACAACTATCAGCACAGGGTATTTCACCCCAGGCGGTGGAAGGTACCACCTCATCTGGGGGCACGTTCCAGACATTAACGACCCGGACGGGCCTCTTAAGTTCATCGGTACATGGATGAACAGAGGCGGCGGCGGTGTCACAGTTATGCACCAAATTGGGACATTCTGTCATTGGACTTACGTTGATGAAAAAATGGGCATTGGAGAAGAGAACGCAAAGGCAATCGCCCACTTTATCAACTCAGTAAACTTTTTTGACTACAAGCCAGAGAACTACCTGGCCGATTTGCCACGAGGCGTCAAAGGGGCTCTGTCATGAGATTAAAAACGGGGGATAGCGTTACAATTGACCACCAGGTTTTTGGCGCAAAGGTGATAGCTCAAAGCAAAGACGGAAAAAGAATCAAGGTAAAATACCACTGCCCTCGAGAGGGGCAGATTGTTAAATGTGTACAACTCAACCAAATTACAAAGGATTAAAAAATGGGTAATTTATCAGAAGCTCAGATGGCGATAGTAACGCTAATGGATAGAAAGTTTGAGGTGCTAAAAAAAGCACTTCCGGCGAACGTCAACCCGACACGATTTAAACAAGCCGCAATCATGGCCGCAACGGAAAACCCTAAAATCGTTTTAGAATGCACGCCCGTCTCAGTATTCACAGCCATCTTGCAAGCGGCCCAGCTTGGTTACAATCTCGGCTCTGCTTATAACGAGGCATATTTAATCCCATATAGGGACAAGCGCCGAGGCGTTACAGAGTGCAAACTAACTCCCGGCTATGTTGGAATGAGGCGAGCCCTAATTCGTTCCGGAGCTGCTGATGTAGTTCACGCGTCTATCGTGCATCAAAACGACATTTGCACAATCTCTCACCACCCACCAAGCGTTAAACATGAGATTGACTTAAAAGGGGATAGGGGGGAATGGCTGGGGGTTCTTGCCTGTGCTTATCGCCTTAATGACGGGGTTCACCAGCTCATTGACTTTGAGTATTTGAGCGAAGAAAGAATCCTCGCAGCTAAGGCCCAGGCGAGGGATAAATCGCTATGGAACAAGCACCCCGAACAATTCTGGAAAAAGACCGGAGTGCGGGCATTGGTTAAACTCTTTCCCCTGGTCAACGATGAACTCGTCACAATGGTTTCGTGGGACAATGAGAGCAACATCCCTTTGGAAGAGCAAGCCCCCACAATCCACCAGGACACCGCTACAGCGGTCGCGGCTGTAAAGGAGCTACCACAAGCGGAAGTTCTACCACCGCCACCAGAGAGCCCACAGGCAGCTGAGGCGAAGAAAAAGACCAAGCCGCGCAAAAAGCGCACAACTAAGAAACAAAAAGAAGACAACGGGCTTAATGTGCCTGTGCCTTTCGGGTTTGCGTGATGAGAAGCAAAGAACAAGACTCTAACTCGAGACTAGCTAAAGCCATCAAGACCTATCTCCGGTGGGTTAATAGGACGGTAGCTCTTGAATACCTTGGGGGAGAATATCACCCGCTCGGTGAGGGGGAAAGGGTGTTTAGAGTGGACACAATGAGAGACCTGGCAAGCAGTATAGGAAAAGAGGCTCGAAATGTTGCGGAAGAAAACCACATAGAGGGGGGAGCAAAATGAAGACAGAGAAAGAAATTCTAAAAGAAGGAAACGCGGATTCTTGGAACCGTGACGTTTTGCAATTCTTGCTTGCAGAAACAGAAGAGCGCCAGGCAAGAGAACGGGCAGAGGAAACAGCAACTAGGAAGTTTTACCGGTGGGTGCTTTCTACGCTCTTACTCACTGGATTAGTTTGGGTGGGGTTGGTGCTATGAAAAACCAATATTTAAGAAGAAAGCAAAAGCAATCTTTCAGAATACCTTTTGAGCGATTCGGTCCAACTGAATGGATTGGTTTGGCTCTTGCTTCTTCGCTCTTGTTGTCTTGTTCTACGATATTTCTTTTTGAAGTTTTGGGGGGGTTATCATGAAAAATTTACCAGAGAGAGGCGGCTCTTTATCTTATGGCCTATTTGACGAGAGGCCCCCAATCGGTCGGTGGCTTATGATGGGTATAGTCTTCGGCGCGGTCGGCTTAGTCTGTTACGGTGGATACCATCACGGAGTAAAGCTTGAGCAGGCAGCATTGGGGAGCCCAAAGCCAGAGGCTCGTGCCACTAAGAAGCAGGAGAAGAAAGCCAGCCAGATAACAGAAGGCAATCGTGAATGGCTCACAAGCATAGCAAAAGGGGGTGAGTGATGGGATTCTGGGGAAAGAAGAAAACAAGAAAGAATTTAGTCAAGCATGACATTCAACAAACTCATGATGTTCTTGATTACATCAACCACACAGCATTAAAAACGGCTGGGATGGGTGCAGAGTACAAGAAGCGGTTAATAATGGAGGGGGATGAGAATGACAAAGTAAGCATGGACATTTGCGACGCTGTGACTATTCAACTCAAAGGGGCGTATGAGACTATGTTCGAGCTGGTAAAAGAAAAGCAAAGCCAGCCGGAGATAAAATAACAAAAGGGAGGGGATATGAATTTATTGCTAGAGAGTTTTCATTCACTGAGTCCAGGAGGGATTGCAATTTTAATTAGCTCTTCTGTGATTTTTGCTTCAGTTAGTATCAGGGCTTCCGGGATGTGGAGGGCAAATAGGCGGCTAAAAAAAGCCATCAACGCGATAAACATCGGGTTGCCTTATGGATGAGCAGACCCCCGAAGAGAAGCGGAAGGAGAGCACCAAGCGTGCGATCCTCCGCTTCTATAAAGGGCAAGAGCCCAAGAAAAGAAACAAGCGCCTAGACGTTCCTTATGAATGGCAAGAGGCACGGGACTTCGTTCAATGGATGCGGTCCATGAACATCCTGCATACGCATATTCCGAACGAGGGTAAGCGCAGCGGTCAACGCGGTAAAGCAATGGTTGAGGGCGGCTTAAGCAAAGGGTTTCCGGATTTCATTATCCTTGGCCCCCGCCCCCCGTGTGGCGCTCCAGGGATAGCCATCGAATTGAAGCGGACGAAATACTATTCTCACCCACGTGAGCAAAAAGCTTGGCTTGCAAAGCTGCGCCAATACGGCTGGAAAGCTGATTTTGCCCACGGAGCTGATGAAGCCATCGAGCTGGTGTCGAAATGGCTTAATCTACCAAAATAGATCGAGCAAAGTACATTTATTTTTTCTTATGATTTCAAGGGCTTAGATGCAAGACGTGAGTCCCCCCTGCTTTATTGTATATACATCTACTGAGCTTTATTGTATATACAAGGGGTGCCCCGCGATGGGGCGCACGAAAACTCAACTAAAGGATTTTAAAATGACATTTTCAGCAACAATTATAAAAGCAGTCAGCACTCTTGGAGGTGATCTCCAGACCGTCTTAGAAAGCATGGTTTCGTCGGCCGATATTAACGCTATTGACACAAACGGCGACTATGAGGAAATCTTCACGGGTACATGGAACGGAATCGACACGGCCGATCATGTCGAAGATATCGACGAAGACAAGCGGGAGGCCATGGCGGATCTAGCCCGTGCTTGGATGGACGCTTGGCCAGATGCATCTAAGCTTTCAGAAATCGAATCGGTAGCCGCCAAGCTCGCAGCGCAGGCGGCTGAGATTGAATTATTAAAAGCGCAATTAAACAATTAAAAATCAACCAAAATTAGGAGCAACTAAAATGGAAGACCTGGATATTTTACGACAAAACGTCGAAGACCTCGTCTGTGACCCGCCAGTTCGGGGCACTATGGAATATGCCCAAATGGTGCTTATCAATGCACTTGAAGCCGGGCTAACTAAGACGCGGAAAGCCCTAGCCGTCGCCCTTGACATTAAAACAGGCACTCCCGTTCCTGTTCACGCCCCTATTGAAGCCGCCCCTGATCGTAAGCTTTCGGCGTTGGATAAATTGTCCAAAATCAATATGCACCGCAACGAACGCATCGCCGAACTTGAAGCCGAAGTTGCCGAGCTTAATGCCGAACTTAAAGACTGCAAGGAAGCCTGCGGCATAGCTATCCGCTTGTCCGCTTCTAGCTGAAATCAGGGAAACGGAATCGTCTGGAGAAGGAGCAACCAATAACTAACCAATGCCTAAGAGCCCGCCTAGTGCGGGTTTTTTGCGTGTAGCTTAGACAAGTAAACAACTCAACCAGAGGTAAGACAATGGAATTCAAGATCTACAAGGCATACGACATCGAAACGCAACTCGCTAATATCGAGGATTTTATCAAGCAAGTACCTAACTTTAGAGCCACTGCAAAATATATCATCAACAATTCCAGCGAGAAAATTGTTGATTTACAAGAGCTGGTAGACGGTGAGACTACGCTGTCTAAATATTGGACGTCATCTGACAAGCAGTCAAGCATCGGCTTCTGGTCAATCGAGACTCCAGACGATGAAATCTGGGAAATTCTAAAATCAGAAGGCCACGATGGCACGGGCGAAATCGAAAACTGTCTCGTTGAGCCTCACGAAATCGCATAAGACAATTCAACCAAAGGAAAACAAAATGAAGATTAAATCAATAGAGATGGACGCGGACCCACAAGTATTCAACCCCGAGGGTGTCCCTTATATCAAAATTAGTTTCGAGATAAACGGGGCAGATTTTCAGTGGTGCGAGTGGACGGATGGGGACGTTTTAGAAGTGACGGATTCAATGGAATCGGCAGGCGGGAATGATTGGATGTGGGGAGAACTTGAAAACGCAGGAGAGGAAAAAGATGTCATTCTTGAGCATCTTAGATTCATCGCAAAATCTTTTCTTGCAAACTCAACGTTAAATCAAATCCAACGATGTGAAGAGCATTTCAAAAATCTTCCTCTGGGAATGAAGTCTGATACCTACAGGCTAGAGCCAGACCCAAGGGTCACCGAAGAAGTGGACGCCGAGCGGCTTGATAGAGAGAGCGAGCGAGAAGAATTTAAGAGGGCTCTCCGTGTTAGGCAAGCAATGCCTACGAACGATTCTTGCTATGAAGTGGACGCCGAGCGGCTAGAAGAGGAGGTAGCGTAATGGCCTCTGAACCATGCCTTTGCGGCGCTCTTGATTGCAAATTCTGCAACCCCAGCGGGTGGCGGGAAGTTCTTAATCCGCCATCGGGGGATTGCTACTGGTGCAAAGATACCGTTGAAGCAACGCCCGGAGATGATGCCATCTGCAGCGGTTGCCTTTACCCATTCACCGACAATCCCGATGTGATTATTGAATTTTCAATCAACCAAAAAGACGAAGACGAGAAGAAAATCAAAGAGCTATCTGAAAAAATTGACGAAATAACGATTATCACTCGGCACTTGAATCAGCAAAATATGCGTTTCAGAGAAGAGCGAGAAGCTGATTCTAAACCCAAGCCACTCAACGGAGAGGCTACACTATGAGCAACAACGAACAGCTCTCAGAAACGATTCTGATAAGGATTTCCCCAGAGATGAAGGCAAGCATCAGGAAAGAAGCAAAAGCCCGTGGGAAGGCGTCCTCGGCGCTCATACGCGATGCAATCAGTAAAGCAGTTACCCAGAAGAAAAAATAAAGGAACGGGGCTCGCGCAAGCCCCCGCCCTTTACCCTCCGCAAGTCTGCATAAATTGGCAGATGGCAATCAAGACAATCGCAGCAACAAACCATTCGTCTTTATCAATTGCAAACCGCCCGCGTCGATTCTTCATGTATGCTATTGTAAGCGGTTTCCCCTGACAAAAGCCAGAAGCTTGCCGCTGTGCTCCATGTAAGCTATCATAGAAGCAGGTAGGCACGCGGTTGTTCATGTGTGAATCTACCCACATTTACCGACAGTTTCCCCAGGAGGGCGGGGCAACGATGGCAAGCAAGGCTTTTAAGAAGGTTCTTTTTATACCGGACGTCCATGTCCCGTACCATGACCGGTGCGCCTGGAGGATTCTTATTAAGTCAATAAAGCGGTTTCAGCCAGACATACTGGTTATTCTCGGAGACTTCGCCGACTGCTTCTCAGTCTCAAAACACGACAAATCCCCCGATAGAAAAACACTTCTACATCAAGAAATTGATTCAGTAAGAGACCACCTCGAGCAACTCGAGGGGCTAGAAATAAAGCGCAAAATCTATGTTGCTGGGAACCATGAGTACCGGCTTGAGCGTTACATCACTCAAAAAGCCCCCGAGCTGTTTGGCCTTGTTGATATTCCTACCCTACTGCACCTCAAAAAAAATAAGTGGGAATATGTGGAATATAAGAACCATATAAGCATCGGCAATCTCGCCGTAGCGCACGACTATGGCTCCGCAGGTCAAACAGCTCACAGAGTTGCCTCACAGCGTTTTGGAGTGCCGGTTGTTATTGGGCACACTCATAGGGCCGCTTCTTTATCCCGCAGAACGTTTAACGGGAAACATATCCAATCGGCCATGTTTGGCTGGCTCGGGGATATCAAGGAAATCGATTACATGCACCAAGCCGCAGCTAAGACCAATTGGACGCTGGGCTTTGGTATTGGCTACCTTCTCAGAACTGGTGAAGTAATTCTTCATCATATTCCAATCGTTAACAATTCGGTGATTTTAGAAGGGAAGATAATCAAGTGAAAATCCCGAAAGAGGTAAAAATGGGGGGTCACAAGCTGAAGGTAATAATGAGAAACTTAGACAAAGAAAAGATTGATGATGCTGTGGGGGTCTTCGGATATTTTGATTCTGAAAGGCTAGAAATCCACATCAGCACAACAGCCCCCGAGAGTATTCAATGGGAGACCTTCATCCATGAAATAATCGAAGCAACCTGTTTTTTCACTGAGACCAGTCTACCCCACCCAACAATTCAAGCCTTCGGGCTTCTCATCTCCCAGGCGGTTGCTGATGTTTAAGTTTGAAAACGTCCTTTTGTTTATCATTTTCATCGTTTTATGGACGGCTACCTTCCTAACTATCTCCGCCTTGATTTCAGGTTGTGGGAAGCCCCATTTTTACGGTGAAAATACTGGGCAAGAAACCCCAGCTCCCGACGCTACAAAATGGATTCACATCTCACCGGAAGAAATGAATGAGCCATTGGAAGCGGGCACCTATAAAGTAGGCACCTACGTAGAGCAGCCGGGGTGCGGCGTGCCATACGGGCCAGCCGGGATGGACACTTGGCAGCTATGGAGCCAAGATGGGCAACGATATCTCGCGCAAGTTGGGCAGCCTCATGTAGTTGGAGCGGTGGCTATAGCAGAAGCTGGGCAGCCGAATACATACACCCACCGAGCGCATCACTATAGCGCTGGATGCGTTTACGAATACGTCACTCAGATAAAATTACGGAAGCATTTCCCATATCAATTCCAGGGTGACTGGGCGCAGCTTGTGAACGTCGCCGATTATGAAGGCGCAGGAGGGTGCAGTCTATCAGGGGCCGTCTGTCAATATTCTATGAAAGTAGCGGGCAATGGCGAATAGAATAAACCAGAAAAGCCGAATTTTCTTCAGCCTGGCCTTGTGCTCGTCTATCGTGCTAACAGCGTGCAACGGCTGTGCCCTTAGACCTCTTGGTGTGTCTTGTAAATCGATAGCGGTGGGGCAAGTTAAGAATAGAGGAGTGACAAGAGAAGAGATTTCTCTTTCTGAATCTCACGGGGCCCAAGAATCAAGAACGGTTTGCAGGATCATCTATTCACTAGAGGACATCGAAGAAGAGCTGGCGGGAGAGGCTGACTTATAGTGCCAAAACGATACACTAAAAATTTCTTAGTGAATGAATTTTCGTGTAATTGCGGCTGCCCTCATGGGACGATGGACCAGAGGCACATGGACCTTCTCCAACGGTTGCGTGATGTAGCTGGCCCTTTAAAAGTAACATCTGGAATAAGGTGCGCCACTTACAATAAGCTAATCGGTGGGGCTAAAAGGTCACAACACATCCCAGATGCAAACGGGGTTTGCTGTGCTTGTGATATTACTTTTATCACTGGTTTAAAAAGCAATAGACAAATGCTTAAGCTATATACCTTAGCAGATCAAATACACTTCAAAGGAATTGGCCTTTATAGGGGTCGCATTCATGTTGACAGCCGTCCAGGTAGACGCGCCAGGTGGATTGATCACTTTTGGAATTGGAAAGACACCTAGTCACCAAGTGACCTTAATACCAGCCATCCCTGCTAATCTCTCGGCGGTGGCTGTGACTTCAGCAAACACTCTAGTGTTTTCTCTAATGCTAGAATCAATTCTAATAAAGCCTTCCGGCTTGATGCTTCCGCCAGAAATAAGCCAGTCATAATCCCCCCGTATGCCAGCAGTAAGCATACGAGAAGACGGTCCATCTAATCCGATGAGCTTTTTTTTAGAAGGGTCTCGGCAATTGTCTTGGCATTAACCGCCGCTGAATCTGCCTTGCCCTTGGCCCAACTTCTTCCAATTGTATAAGACGCCCCGCATACTGCTGACAAGATGCCCCCAACTATATTTGCCCATGGGCTTTCTGGCATTACAGAGAGCACAAGGCCCCCAACAAGGCCCACGCAACTGAGCCAAAATTCTGTGCTTTTGTATCCCGGCTTTGAATTATTGCTCATTTCTCGTTCTCCTCTTTCGCTTTTTGAACGCTAGATTCTATCCTATATTCTTCTCTGAACTCATAAAAGCACCGGGAGAAATCAGCTAGTTTATCCCTCATTTCAATGATCTGAGTTTCGAGTAAACCCAGGCGATATTCTATTGAGCCCCCGGATGATTTTTGCATCCCCTTTTCAACGAGCTTAACCAGCGCCATCACAACGCCAACCAATGCGGCCGTGGTGTAAGCGCTATCTTCCATTACCAATTGCGCCCGAGTTTGTACGTACCCCCGTTGCTGTCGACAATGCAGATATTGGTCACCGGGTACGCCGAATGGGAAGGGGTAAAATTTGAAGTGTAGCGACCGACCCCTTTAACTATCGTGAATTCGTCAATGTAACCGTAAAATGAATCGCTGTTATCTGCGGCCCACGTACCAATTTTAAGCAGCGGGCTAGTGTAGCCCGAAAAGCTCAAGCTTGGCATCGCGTTGCTGGATGCGTCCACAACAAACTTTCTCTCGATTCCGTTCACAAATAACCGAGGATCGCCTGATGCCTCCGTTCTCGATAATGCTAGGTGTACCCAAACGTCAGTTTCCATGTCTGAAGCATCCGCCGCGAGCAGTCGTCCCGTGGTCTGCCAGCTTCCCCCATTGTAAACGACGAATTCAAATTTAGTGCCGCTTGGCTGATAAGCGAAAGTCCAGTAACGGTCATCGGTGATGCTTCCGAAAGAAACAATTCTGTCAAAGCTGTTAACGGCACTAAACCGCGCCCAAAATTCGACAGTAAATGCCGCAGTTCCGAAGTCAAAATCCGTTGAGTTTGCGACGGTTAGATAATCTCCGGTTCCGTCAAAATATGCGCTTGCAGTGCCAAAAACTTTTTGCCCAGTCTTGGTTACAGCATTGGTTGGGGTGACTGTGTGGGTGCTAGCAGAAGAGTCAGTAAACGTGGTCCCGTCGTCTGAACCATCCATGTGGAGCAGAAGTTTAACATCGGAACTATTGCCGTATTCCTCCGTGTAAATCTTTGCATAGTCGGCAGTCGCGGAAGGTGCAGAAGACTGTTCTTTGATCGCCATTGCCCCATCAACGTCGATCATTTCTGCCGGTGCGGTGACCCCGCCGAAGCCGACATTGCCGGTTGTTTTCTGGACTACAATCCTCGGATTTCCGCCGAGAACGCCGGAACTTCCCTCTGTGATCTTGAACGAGTCGCCGTCGTCGTTGTCGATGCCCATGCCGTAGCTGGTCGCCCCGCTGACATGAAACCACATTCGAGGATCTGCGGCGCTCTCACCCCCCGTCTCTAAATGAATAGCTGCCGTTGATTCGTCCGGTGCCCAAACATGCAAAAGACTGTCGGGGTCTGTCCCAGTGGTTCCAATCCCAACGTGCCCGGTCGATTCAACTTGGAGCCCTTGATAGTGAATCTTGTAAGCTTGAGAAGAGACGGTTTGGCTAGTCGTTACGGTGATTGACGTATTGCTCCCACGAGCCGTGATAGCGCCGGAGGTTGTTCCGTCAGCGTAGACAAATTCTGAGCCGACCATCGCATCAGTCCAGGTTGTGCCTGACCCGGTGACAGTTGTTCCTGACTGGCTCGCGGTCCCCGTCTCATACTGAACTGGGGATGCTGAAAAGAATTTCGGTGGAGTCTTGATCCCAATGCCAACACGATCGGCGCTACCATCAACGAGGAGCATGTGATCGTTCCCGTTTGACTCAACGCGAAAATCGAAAGAATCTGAATCGTCGTTCACGCATATTTCAGAGTCCGTTATGGTAAGCTGATCATCGTTGCTCGAACTCTGATCATCGATGCCTGTCAACGCGCTACCGCTAGAAGCCGCAATTGTTAGTGTTCCCGCGGCATCGTCGTATGTCTTTGTAACGTTAGAACCTGCAACGATCACCCCATTAACAAAGTCTTCTACCTGCTCTTGAGTTAGCTGCGTGTTAGTATCAGTTTCAGCACCAGGTTCCCATTCCTCAGAAGAAGAGTTATATTTTAAAACCTGCCCGTTTGTGGGCGCTGTTTCGGAAACAGCTTTGCTTGATATCTCCGAGGCATTTTGCCCGACTTCTTTGATTGCCATTTTAAAGCTCCTTAGTAGATCATGCCTTCAGCGGTAACGGTCGAAGCAGATGATGATCCCATCGTTACATAAAGTTTAGCTTGAGGCACTGAGAAATCAATATCAATAACGGTTGCATCAGTACCACCAGCAGCGACGGAGGCAGTCGTAAGGATGCGCTCCCCGCCACCGGGCTCAACATATTTGACGGTTGCAGTCGCAGCCACCACAGAAGAATAAACGATGAAAGTCATTCCTCTGTGCCCGCCTGAAGCAGAAGAATACACTTCTAGAATCTCAGTTTCTGCTGTAGAACTCATCGCTGTGCTTGAGTTTGGCCATTCTAATCTTACCATTTTTTTTCTCTCCTAAATTTGTGCCACCGGCTAACCTAGCCGGGGGGATACGATCAACCGGTGGCTGAGAGACTAAAGCCCCCCATTTTCGTTTTTACTGAATTTGAGCCCCCGAAAAGTAGTTTTGAGTGGTGGAACCGGTACAAGCTGAATCACTAGCGTGGCCGCTATAATAAACCACTTGAATATAATCGGCGGCAGCAAGTTTTATTGGCCCCGTCTCTATGCGATAATCATATTCGTCACTTGTGCCGGTATAAGATTTTGCGCCCCTCAAAAGCTCACCCCCGTTCTTGGCTAGCCATAGGTAAGAATCCGCGTGGCCGTTAGTCACGTTACCCCCCAACAGCTGAGCCGAAAAAGTGTAAACTCCATCAAATGGCGCGGTGAATTTGTTTTGCCCTAAAGTTGAATTGAAGTTGTCGCCGTCATCATGAGCTTCGGTGTCAAAATCGACTAAAGTATTCGCGCCCTTACCCAATGTTTGAGAAGTGTTTGTGACGAAAAAAGAAGGCATAGCACGAACCATGCGGATCGCATCAAAAATACCGTTCTCAGGAGAAGCGTCGGACCACTTTGAAAGAAGAACTCTAGCATAAGCGGCGGTAGCTGGTGCGGTGGTAAAGACATCATAACGGGTCATATCGGTAGTATCAGCGCTTGCGTTATGATTCACCAAGATCGGCGCAGAAACTTGAGCCTTTGCCTCGGTTAGCCATTCGATTTGAGCCATGCACTGAGCGGTGGTTGAGGACCCTTTCACAGAAATGCCAAACTGATAAACCCTATCTCGCTCAATCCTAAAGGGGTGGCTCTGAACATACGATCCGGCAAGAGAACTTAAATTTATGTTTAGGGCATAATTCCCTGAGTAGGCTGTAGTCTCCTCCCTTGCAGCATCAGTGCCCCACGTAACAACGGCGGTGTTTCGTACTTCCCAATTGTCTGGGGGATACCCTGGGCCACGGGACCACGTTTCAAAATCTGGATTAGGCACCAGATTGCCCCCCGCCTCAAAATCAGTTGTGCTTATGTTTCGGGGCCTAACCGCGCCGAATTTTCTTAAGTCTGTTATTGTACAAGATGAGCCACCGGCAACAACTTTTGCAATCACGACCGAGGACCTCCCTAAGTCAGGCTGCGCTGCTCCGGTCGTGACGGTTTGAACAGCTATCTGACCCGTTTTTAAATCGGCTGAAAAATAGTGGTCTCTGCTTGCGACAACTGTGATTACTTCATCAGTCTTAAAAGGAACAACTTTGGAGCCGCAACCAGCGGTTCCCCTTTTAATTGTAACATTCAAGCCTGAAGATGTAGCACCGAGTCCCATCACGGTATGTCTTGAAACCCCAACCTCAACTTCGTTCGCGTAACGGATTCCTGGGATGGTATCTAACGGACCCCTCACACCAGCAGCGGGCCAAGTATAAGTAGCATTGATTGCTGGCGGACTTGATTTTGTTGCGTAGGCAAGCTTCCACTTTATGTGTGCGGAGTTATCATCAAGGCTTAGCTCTTTTCCAATTACTTCCCACTTGTGTCCTGAGTCAATTCCATCAAAGCCATAGCTCAAAAAGCTCTCATTGGTAACGGTTACAAAATCAGCAAGCTGAACAGCCCATTGCGAAAGGTTCGTTGTTACTTCGATTATCTCACAACCGTTTGAAAATCTTTGCAACTGAGTGAGTGCGAAATCTCGGTGCATTGTTACATCGAAAGCTTTTGCGGCTGGCTCTAGAACATCAACATCACCGCCGGGCTCGAAAGGGTCTCGATGCTGTGCTGCCGTAGTATTGAGAGCCCCCCTGTTCATCGATGCTATTGTTAGATCTGCGAACATTGGTTTATGGGAATCCCCTGGAGAGCCTAAGATAAAATGATCAGGAATAATAAGTTTCGAGCCTTCAACAAGGTCTAAAGAAATGCACTTCATCACCTCATCGTTAACAAGGATGTAAAGGGGCTTGGACCCGCTCAACTGGGCCTCTGAATCCTGCATGTTTTCCCAAGGATTTGAATAAACAGCATCATTGACACGAGTACCAGAAAGCCCAAAAGGATAAGCAACCCGCAAGGGGCTCAGCGCTCCGGTGGTTGTTACTTCCGACTGAATATCCGCGTGCCAATTAATCCCCAAAAAATTATCAGAACGGACGAACAGTCCCACCGATTCACCAGGGTATGCGTAGTTTGATTGGCTAGTTGTGTCTTTAAGCGTAACTGAACCCTTGTAGGGTTCGCCATGAGTTGGGCGTTCCCCCGTGACTGACATCTCTATTTGGTTAGCGATGATTGTTTGGACTTGAGTCATCTCATTAATATCGTTGTCAGTCCAAGCCACTGAGGCCGCTGTAGTCGTGTCGAATCTCACAAATCGGACTTGGCCATCCTCCCCAAAATAAAGACACCCGACAAGAATTTTGACAAAATCTTGAATGGTGATGTTATAGTCAACCGTCACGCCGTAGGGGATGATGTGATTGTAGGCGGCAACATCGATCCGGTCCCACCCATTCCACCGCTCAAGGTAGATATATTCCGGCCCATGAATTCCCCCCGTATGATGTCCTGAATGAGTGACGCAATAATGACCTATCGTGCTCGCGTAGTCTGCATGCGTCGGGTCAAACATATCATCATCGACATACTCTGAAGGAATACCCTGAGCCAAAAGAAGTTGCTTAATTACTTGCAAAGGGTGCTTATTCATCCACATGTCAGTTACCGCCTGACCTCCCCAGCGATAAAAATCCTGGCATTCTAAATCGATTCCATCATCTCTAGGGTTTATCTCTTCGATTACTCCAGAAAAAGCGTGGGCCCAATGAAGCTCCGTTGTTAAACCCCTGGTGCCAAGCTTCACCGTTA